GCAATCCGCCGCCGCAAATAAAATAGATACCTTGCAGGTCATAGTTGAAGGTGAGGATGGTGCGGGTGGAGTTAAAGCGGCAATTGAGACAACCCAAGAGATCGTATCTGGCGAAGATGGGCTGGAGTCACAGTACTCAGTAAAAATAGATTCAGGCTCTGGAGCCGTAAGTGGTTTTGGTCTTTCCTCAACTCCATCTGATGATGGCTCACCAACTTCAGCGTTTATTGTAAGGGCTGATCGGTTTGCCATTATTAACCCAAGCTCAACCAACGAAACAGGAACAGAGCCAAGTAACAGTGACACTTTAACCGTTCCTTTTGTCGTTCAATCCTCATCAACAACCATTGATGGCATAGACATTCCAGCGGGTGTCTACATGGATGGTGCGTTTATTAAAAATGGAACCATCACAACGGCACAGATCGGCAACGCAACAATCGATACAGCGCACGTAACTGGCAACTTAAGCGCAAGCCGACTTGAAGCAGGAACAATAGATGCGTCTCAAATATCTATTGTGGGCGCTCCAGCAACATTAAACATTGCTTCAGCCGCGAGCGGAGCAAGAATGGTAATCGAAGCTGACTCAATTAAGGTATATGACGCCGTAAGATTGCGTGTTGTGCTTGGCAATTTAGGATAAGCCGATGGTATATGGTCTTGAAGTATATGCCGCAAATGGGACAAAAGTAATTGAAGCCTCAAGTCGCGTCACGCGGTCTTTTGGCTCTGGTACTACATCAAATATTACTCATGGGAGTTATGTTGATATCAGTGTTACCGGCATGACATCAGGAGATGACTGGCAAGTGTTTTCAACACCAAACAATGCGCCAAGCGGTTTGTCTGGTCGCTCGCATGACACCCAGAGATATTCAGGCTATTTTCGGATATCAAACAATATGGGTGTGACAAGCTCTTTTGACTACATAGTGATCAGGAGCGGGTAATGGGCTACGGATTTCAGGTCTTTAATAACAGTGGTCGGACTGTAATTGACACCGAAGCAGGATTGTCACTGCTTTACGCAACAGCTAGCGGTACTGCAACAGCGCATACGGACTTTCCAACATCGGGATGGTCAGGTAGTGATTTGATTATAGCAAGACCTGCTTCGTCGGCTATAGGCTCGCAAGGAACAGGAAGAGGCAGGATTGGTAGATATACCAATGGAAAGTGGTCAAAAGGAATTATTGGATTTCCAAATAATAACAACGGCAATGGTGGTGGTTATGTCGTGTGGAGGGAGCTAAAAGCTCAGTCTACCGCAAACTTAACCCCTGATGGAAATGGACTGGTTGTCTACGATGACGGAGGAAATACCAGTTCTAATATTATTTTTTCAGCAACGGATTTAGATGTTACGGCTCAGTTGGTTGGTACTGGGAAGTTTAACGGAACAGATGGCACAGGTACGGCAGAAGGCTATTACCAAGAATTTCAAATGGATTCTAGCTTAGACGAGGGTCGTTATTACGTTCTTGTTTCAAATGCTCAGTCTACATATGTGACTGGAAGTAAAGGTCATAACAGTAGGTTTCATTTGAACTATGAATTTAATTACACAACCGGAACCATAAGAATGCTTAATTATTTAGCTGTAGGTAGTAGCCGTACTGCATTTTCAACCAACATAGACTGGGCTATTTTTTACGTTATCAATGGCGGCTCAGTAGACAACAATTTTTCATAGGTAGAATCATGGCGCATAGATTTGCATTTATAAATTCGGAGGGAGAGCTTAAAGGAATTACTTCTCCGGCTGATGATGATCAGTATGTCAACTTAGAGAAATACGGTGACAACACTGCCGTCATAATTCCTGCTGAAATAGACAATGATGAGTTAATGGTTCTTGGCTGGTATGACACTGATACAGATGAGTGGAAAGATCGAACTGAATGTCCCTCGCTCTATCACTTGTGGCAGGACAAGCAATGGACTTTTAATTCTGATGCTTTTTTTGAAATTGTAAGAGAGCAAAGAAATGAAAAGCTGTTTGAGTCTGACTGGACTCAAATGCCAGACGCCCCAATTACCGATGAAAAGAAAGCTGAATGGGTGGCGTATAGGCAAGTATTACGAGATATTCCAGCGACTTACAGCGATGCAACAGCAATGGATGCAATAACATTTCCGGCAAAGCCAGAATAAGTGCATTTTTTTTGTTAATTCACTTGATTTTAAAGTATGATAGGAGTACTCAATGTCCTTAGATTTCGTAGATATAAGAGAAGTTTGGGACGTTGTAAAGGTTGGACTAGAACAAGTGTCATCCGACACCTCTGCTGACTGGAGACTTGAAGATGTTTATGCTGAGTGCGTAAACGGAGAGGCTCATCTCTTGATGGACACCGCACGGACGACTACTGGTTTTATTATTCTCCAGTCGGTTAGGATTCCATTCCAAAAAGCCGCAAAACTACTCATCTGGATAGCATACGATCCAGTCGAAAATAGTCTTGCTACCTACGGCGAAGAACTTGAAACCCTTGCCCGAAATACAGGGCATAAAGAAATAGAATTTTTATCTCCACACGAAGGTTTATGGACTCTAGCAAAAGCTAGTGGCTACCACCTTCAGTGGGCGGTTATGAACAAAAAACTATAGGTGATTTCATGGGTGGTGGTGGCGGATACGAGCCAGAAGAACAAGAAAGCAAGCTTGCGCTAGCTGAACAGGCGGCAAATGCACTTCAGCGTTATGGAGATGTTTTCGTGCCTTTGGAAAATATGTCCATACAGGACTCGTTTAATAGGTTTGGAGAGCAAGCTTATACAGACACCATGGGTCGGGCAACGACAAATACTGCTGGCATATATGAGCCAAAACAAGCAGAGCTTGCCCAAGCCGCTTTTCAAAGAGGCTTAGATCCTACATCAGGTGCATTTCAGGCTGACGCTGGCGCTTTAGCACAAGCTAAGGCTCGCGGCATGGGACTTTCAGGTGCTAGTGCTGGGTTAGATAATACCGATCAAGCTTATCAGGGCATAGGCAACTGGATACGCGCAGGTCAAGGGTTAGCAACAGATACCATGTCTGGAAATATCGCACTGGCTCAAGCTGGTATTGATCGCGCTGGCGCACAAGCTGAAAAAGACTTTTCAAAATCAAGTTCATTAAGAAGCATAGCTGGCACAGGTGCAGGTATGGCGGCTGGATATGGTTTGGGAGGAGGTGGTTAAGATGGCATTTAATATGGGTCAATACCTAGCAATGTTATCAGGAGATTCAGCAGATGCTGTTTCCGGTTTTTATGGTTCGTCATCTCCTTACACTGTCGAAAGGGATGCAAACGGTGTTCCTCAGTATGGAGACGGTGGAGGTTACAACGCTTATAGCGGAATAAATCCTTACCGTTACTCTTATATGGACAGAGAGGACAATCCGGCAGACAAGCTTTATGCAGATTTAATCCGCGCTCAGACGCGAGACTACAATACAAGGTTTGCCCCCTTAGAAAATTTCTTAGCAAGTGAAATCACTGCTACTGGAACTAAATCATTAGCCGGAGACCTAGAGCGAACTCAAAACGCTGTTACGAATGCAGGAATAAATGTTCGGGGTCAACAGGATAGATCAGCGGGTCGTTACGGTCTTACAGCACAGCCTCAAACTGGCGCTGGAGCTTATGAGATGTCAACACTTGTTGGTGGTCTTAACGATACAAAACTAAGAGATATAGACCGAAGACAGGCTCTCTTGACAGGAAGCATGTCCGGCATATCACAAAAGGCGAGAGGTGTAGGAGGATGACAATCCTAGCGGCAGGTTATGGGTTACGAAACCTAGCAAACCAAGGCATGAGAAGTGTTGCTGAGTTAGAGGCACAAGAGAACGCTATAGCGGATCAGTTGGATGCGGCAGAGCAAGCTCAAAAAACTCAAATGTATTCTACCGGCGCAGGTATTGGCGGGTCATTCGGTGTAAATAGTGCTTTAGAGGCTGGTAAAACAGCTAAAGACGCAATCGGCACAGCAAATAAAGCGATAAAAGGGCTGGGTACAATTGGTAAACAAGGCGGTCAACTGACATTTACCCCTACTGGTGGAGAATTGCTCACAGGAACCGAAGCAGTCCAAGCAGTGGATAGTGCGGCTGGCATTGCCGATGCGACAGCCGCTAAAAAAGCGGCTGATTTGGCTCAAGCGGCAGAAGCCGCTGGGGCGCTAACCGAAACTGTTGAAGTTGTTGAAACTGTTGAGGCGGTTGGCACTGCAACGGAGGCGGTAGGCGCGGCAACTACAGCGGCTAGCTCGACAGGAACGATGGCAACTCTTGGAGCAATCGCCGCCCCAGTAGCAATTGGTCTTGGCGTAGCATTTTTACTTAACAAATTATTCGATTAGGTTATCACGATGGCACTTAATAAATATGGCGGTTTTGCAGACGGATTCACTCAAGGTTTTGGTCTTGTATCTAATGTACAAGATAATTTTGCTAGACAAGAACTTGCTGAAGAAGAGCTAAGGCTTAGAGATGAAGATCGAAAAGAGCGTCGAAAAGACCGAAAGGCTGACCTTGACTACAGAACTAATCGAGATGCTTTAGCGGCTACAAACAGAAAGGATGACCTTAAAATAGCCGCCGATCAAAGAGTTTTAGATAATACTTTTCGTAATGACCAGTTAGCTCATAAGAAAAGCCTCTTAAATCCTGAAACAAACCCCGAACTCAAGGCAAAGCTTGCACAAAATAAAATAGACTCAGAAAATCAACAGACAATATTTAACAAGAAAAATGAGAGCCTAGATAGAGAAACCGAAAACATTGTAAAAGAAGACAAGATTGTAGCCGCCGGTCAAGCCGCTAACAATCTATTATCATTTGAAGTTCCGGTAGAGGGTTTAAATGACACTGATGCTGGGGCATTCAACCAAGCTATTCAG